GTTCAGGTTTTCGTGTACCACCCCCCAATTGACGTACAGGGGTAGTAGCATTAGACTTAGTGTTGTTACGCTTAGCAACTTGAGTAGCATTTTTATTTTTCTTATTATTTCGATTTTTAGTGTTTTTATTAGTCATGTTTGTATTGGATGCCCGAACAAGCACGGGGACTATTCATCTCTATTAACTATCGCTGCGCCGTGTAGTCTCTTGGCATTTTGTTTAGCACACTTTGTGTTTTGGGCATTAAAATAGAGACCCAATAGCTTACTCGTAGCACCATCTTGGACGAGTATCCCTAGCATAAGGGATTGTGTTAACGTGATCAGGGTAGGTGTAGACTGAACGCTCTCTGTAATATCTCTCGATCTGGTGTTGTTGGCCTGGAGTGATTGAAAAGGCCAGGTGAAAGCTAAGTCTAGTCGCATCACTTATCTTTTGATACTTCCTTGTCATACCACGTCTTAGGATGGAAAACCCACTACTTTCATCTAGCTCGGTATACATCGGTTTAGCACCCTCGGAGGTGCGTACTAATTGGGAGTAAAATTCCTGAAACACAGGTATGCCACCGGTTAATGAAAGTCCACCTTCACCAACCGCAGCAATCCATCTCAAATAATCCCTCTTACTACGCAAACTCCTAACAGAAACGTGGTCCTTTCCAATGGCAGCCCATGGTTGTCTACACATGATGTATGACCCATCAACACACACAGGTTGTGTCTGACAAAAAACCAATCGCTCCAAATCGTAAACTGGTTCTTCAGTTACCATTTGGAAACCAATTCTCGCAAACCAACTATATAACCCCACTGTGAACTTGCCAACATCACGAACTGAAAGAAAAACTACACAATCATCACCATTATTGATAAGTTTAATGTCCACGTTAATAGACCTGGCATACGAGTAGACCATAGCACACATAAGTAGACAATTACCTAGCCCAGTGTTCATATCTCCACTCATACGTGACCCATTAACGCGATACTTAACGCTTCCGTTGTCAGCGAATCCACGGCAACGGTTATATAACTGTTGCCCCAAC